TTTTTAATTACTTCTTCGTAAGCTATATCTAAGTTTTCTATAGTAATAAGTTTTGATAGAGCTAATACATTAGTAAGTCTCATTAGAGGAGTGTCCCTTCTAATTGATCATAAAATAATACTATTTCTAAATCTAAAGTTCCTGCTGTATCAAAGGTATCTACTGTTAATATAACATTACCAGAACCTTTGGTAGTATAAAACGAAGTTAATCCAAATGTAATTTCTTCTCCAGATCCAGATGTAACACATGCAAATGTTAAAGGAGTTGCATCTTGATCATATCTAGCATTAAAAGTTGAAGTAGTTCCAGTTTTAGTTATAGATTTAATTGTAATACTTTTAGGGATAATACTAGTATTTGCTGCTAAACCATCAATAATAGTTATTACTTGTCCAGTCATTGCATCGTTGAAAAGTACTCTTTTAGATTTAGAAGTATAAGTTAAATCATTACTTGGAACAGATCCTTTATCAATACATTCTATCCCTATTGTTTTGATATTAGCTTTCGCATCTCTCTTTACTATAGTATCTACAATAGGTTCAACACTTCCGTTAACAGCTACAGCTGCATCTATATAATTTTTAGTAGCACTGGATGTAGGAATTTGGGTAGCAGATAAACCTAAAGCTCCGTTGCTAATAGTATATACACTTTCAGATATAAGCCTACCTGCCCCACCGCTAACCATGATTTTATTAGTACCAGTGTCTGCAATAATGGTTGCCATTCTTTCTACATCTGTTGATGATAGATTTTGTATATATGGAATATACTTTAATCCGCTATTGAAATCATTATTAAGAACAATAGTATCAAATATATTAGCAATATCAGATAGTGTATTAGAGTTAGATGCTATTGTATCTAGTTCATTAATTTGATCAGAAGTAGAAGTTATAGCAGCTAACTTTTGCATATCAGAAATATCAACAAGGTTTGTTTTTGATAAGATATTATCAATGTTAGATGTGTTGGTAACTATCAAAGCATAGTTATCATTAATCTTATATGTATTATTCTGTATATTTGTATTACTTGAACTTAATCCTGAAGCTATAATATAGATTGCTTCATCAATAAGTGACATGTTAGAATTAGTCATGTGACCCCAGTTGGTAGTTCCATCTGCAATCAAAGTAAAATTATAATTTTCTGTGCTAGCCATTTGTCCTCCTAGTTGTCAAATGTAATTCCACCATTGCCACTCACAGGATATTCTCCATTGTTCCAACCTATATTAGTTTTATTAGCTATAACTGATATTGGTTGCAATACAACTTGGATTGATCTTATATCAACAAGTGATGCAAGGTTTGTTATTCTGTAATATATGTGAGTAACAGGAATATTTAAACATTGTATTATGTTACAATTCTCATCATCAGCTGAAAAATCTTTAACAGCTAATGCATAATTTATTTGTATTGATGTTATCTTTACTTTACCTGAACTTGATCTTATTATTAAGTTATCTAATGTTGGTAATATTTCTAATTCTATTTTATCATTATTGAATTGAACATTAAGATAATCCCAATCGCTAGTATGGTCTTTATCAGTAAATCCAATATCTATATTACCAGGTGAATCTTCTCCAACAATAGTGATCCAACATTTAGAATATCTATTCAAAACACCTTGAGTAGTTTCAATAGTTAATCCAGGTGTAAGTTCAATCTGATTAGTTTTACTATTGTAAGTAACACCACTAGTAATATTTGTACCACTTATATCTTCTTTTATATTAAGAACTTTAGAAGTACTATCTGTGTTTGCTCCTCTAATAATAATGTTATCTGTTTCAAAAGAATACATAGTAGTATTAGAATTATAACTTACTGAAGTTATTTGAGGAATTTTAGATACAATGTGAGTACCAAACGAAGCCTTTGTATAAATTCCTTTATCTAATTCTACAACATAATCAGAACCATTATGAAAATATTTAAACAGGTTATTATTATTATCAATAATAATTGTATCACTGTCAGTTACTTTAGTAAAGTTAACAGATGAATCAGAAACTTTCCAAAAAGTTTCATTAGTTAATCCAACACTAGTAAAATTCGGGTCAGTAATCATATTAACAGTACCTTTATTATCAATAGCTTTAAGCCCCGCAGATGCAAGAATAACTACATCATCTTGGTCTGTAACTCCATACAATATGAAGAGAGGAGTACGCCTGCTTTCATCAGAAGAAGACTTACTTTTAAATTGTATAATTGCCTTCTCTATAACAGAAGCAAGATTACCTTGCACTACAGCTATTGAATCACTACGATAATCCATTATATCTGTACAGGTACTGAGTTAGCAGAGATAGCTTGTATAGAGTGTATATTAGTAATATTCTCTGTGTCTCCCAATACAACTTGTATAGCTTCCACTGGAATCATACCATTGGATTCTATTATTTGAGCATGGTTATTTCCATCAATAACAGTTTCATTAACAATAGCTACCATATTTCCACTTTGATCAAATCCATTTACTTTTAAAGTAAAGTCATTTGTTGCATTATAAACTATTACTATAGATTTAAGAACAGTTACTTGTCCTTCTAATATTAAGTCTTTCTTTTTATATGTTATATTACACATTTTATACCATCACTATAGGAAAAGCATTACCTGTTATTATAATAACAGAATTAAGATTAAGAAGATATTCTTCATGATCTATTTCATAATGAATAGATACTACAGGAACAACAGGTATGTCTGCTTTATAAATTGTAGCATTAGTATTTGTAGTTATGCAATCTATAAGATCTGTCTCAATACCTTCAGGAGTTATCCCTTTGAGATATAATAAAACTCCATCTTGTTTACTCTCAACATTAAAGATTATTTTATCTATAGAGAGTATATCTCCATTAACTATAGTGGACATTTCTTTAGATACTATCATAATACTAACTCCTATCTATTTTTTTCTTAGGATAAACAATATACCCTCTTTCTTTTAATTTTTCAACTATAGCAAATTCCTTTTTATCTGTCCAGTTAAATTCTTCAACATCTTCTTTAGTTAAAGAAGCAGACTGAGTAAAAGGTCTCTTTGATGGTGCTTTAGTAAACCATCTTCTGAATTCTTTATCATCAAATTTTCTTACTGCTATCCCTCTTTGTTTAGAAAGAAAATCTATTTCAGATTTAATTTGAGTTTCATAAGATTTACCACGTCTTAACTTAATAACTTTTTTATTAGGGAAAGTTATTGTCATAGATAAAGCATCCATCATTGATAGTGTAGCTATCATTGGTTCTGGGGCTAATTCTATTTCATCTTTTAATTCTATCATAATTTCTCCTTATATTGTAACATAAGCAAAGGTTTGCCCTTTGTCAATTCTAAGTATAGTATTATCACTAACATTAAACATTTTACTTATATCTTTCACTGTCGGTAAGTTGTTTCTTATACAGACCCATGCTTTTTGTTGTCTGTTCATATCAGAAGTAAATAAATCGTTTCTTTGTTTCAATATTTTTTTAATATCTCGAACATTATCTAGTGACAATTTGACAGCACGTTCACCATGTACCGAATTTTTTAGTGTGTTATCTCGATTTGAAATCCATTGGAGATTAGATAATTTATTATTTGATTGGTCATTGTCGATGTGATCAACTTGAGGTAATGATTCAGGATTAGGAAGAAAAGCTTTAGCTACTAACCTATGAACAAGATAATTAAAAGATTTATCATTTTTGTATAGTATAACTTGAAGGTATCCTCTGTTGTTTTTTCTACAACTTTTGATCTTACCTTTAAACTTTCTCTTTCTTCCATCTTTAAATACAACTAACCTATCTAAAGATTTTACATTACCTAATGTACTTACCTTCAATCTTATCAGGACGATAGGTAAGGAACTTAACATAAGCTTTATCAATAAACATAAGCATCTTTCTAGGATTTAAACCATTTGCAAATAGATGAGAAGGAATTCCACCTGCTGTAGCTGTATTGGTTTTAAATTTAGGCATCATTTCAAATGCTGGTTCTTCAATAAATCTAACAGTTCCATGGAGAGATTCAAATTCAAAGATACGTAATCCTAAAGTAATTTTACTTGGAGGAACTACAGTAAAGATTCCACCCATTATATTACCTGATTGAGAACCGAGCATAGGAACTATTCTAGTTAGATGTCTCAACACAGTTTTAGAAGTAAGTACTGTAATAGTACTAGATCCATCTTTTTGTTTGAAAGCGTTATAAGCATAAGCTAAGTTGTCAATCCATTGTGCTAACTCAACACCTCCATCATCAGTTTTCGTAGGTAAAGATTCTTTTATATACTTCAATGGGAACAATGAATAATCTAAAAGACCAGACATAGTTCTTACTGGTGTACCAGTTGCAGCACTAAAAGTTTCTGATTTAACTCCACGTAACATTGCAGAGTTAATTCTATTTTTAAACATAGACAATTGTCTTCGTCTAGTTGCAGCAAATTCATCAAAGAATCTAGCTTGTGCAGCCATACGAGTACCAGTGATACCATATTTAGGAGTATCAAAGATCTGTACATTATTGGAAATGTTTTGAATTGAAAAGTTAAATCCAAATCCTTCAGAGAAAGTACTACCTTCAGCAACTCCAGGTACATCTTCTTGTCCACCACCAATCAAAGCAGTACGAGACATTCTAGTGTAACCAATATCAACGTGAGTTCCATTTGATATTTCAGACAATCCAATATAAGTTGTTCCACTATATTCAAGATTAGAATCAGAAAAATCTAATTCAATAGCAAAAGAATAAGCTTCAGTATCACTACCAGTATTCTCAGTATCAATAGCTCCCATAATATTTGTAACAAACTTAGAAATCTTTACTGTGATTTGGTGAGATTGAGTATTAGTTCCATCTGTTTCAAAAGCTAAACTATCAAAAGCAAAATACAATGGAGTGCTAGCAGCTCCCCAAGTCCATGTATCAACTTCGTCTCCATCTCCACCAGTATTGCTTTCAGTGTATCCTAAAGCTTTAAGGGTACTAGCAAGATTCATTGCTACTTGAAATTTCTTACCAGTGATAACACCGTCAGCTGTAACAAAGAAAAGAGTACATTTATTATCAGTTAGAAGAACTTCATTATTTGGAGTAGCTAAAGCTGCTGCTGCTGCATCACTAAACTCTCCTGCTGCTCCATAAAAAGCAAGTTTACCTCCAGTAGTAGCAGAACCATCATTTGCAATACGTAAAGAATCAAGATGAATATCTTGCCATACGTCACCATTGTAATCATCATTCCATACAGGGTAAAGAGGACAAGATCCACTTCCTGTTCCTGCAAAGATAGTTAATGTAGGGTTAGCATAGGGCTGATGTGTGATTAAATCTCCATATATATCAATCTTATAATTGTTACCAATAAGATTAACTTCATTTGCACCAACACCAGTATTGATAAAATCAATAGACTGTGGTGCATTCATTATTAGATTACCATTATTCGCAGTGGTATCCATTCCAGGTATAACTGTTGCCATTTTAAATCTCCTTAAACTCTATAGCTCATATTATTCCCACCAGCAAAAGTAGATGATCCTATCCTAACATTACTAGATCTGGCAGCTTCTGCTAGATTAACAGTAGGTTGGATAGCTGGTGGTTGTTGAACTTGAGTATTATTATTTTGTGTTGAATTCATTGTATTCTTATATGATTTAAACATTTGAATAAAATCTTCTTTACCTATACTTTGCATAAAGGTATCAAATTCTTTTACATCTAATCCTTCTCTAGCAGCCTCTGCTAATAATATACTTCTTGAATCGTTTGATGTAGAAGGAGCAGAAGACTGTGCGTTCTGATTAACATTTACATTCTGGTTATTATCGACATTAGGTGTACGTTCCACATCTGCCCACAGTTTATCAAAAGGATCTTCATTCGTAGACTGCCCATCATTCGTTGGTGAAGCACTAGCAACAACATTCTGTGGAGGTGTTGGTTGCTGTACTATATTTGGACTAGGTGTACCCAAACTATCCCCTGCTAATACTCTGCCAATAGCGGCAGCTACTTCAGGGTTCTGTAAAAGTTTGTCAATATTTTCATACTTGTTATTGACAGGTGGATTAACTGGAGCAATGCTATCTTCAAACTGTTTAGCATGCACGTTATTATTAAAAGTTTGGTTGTTAGTTGGTAATCCAAAAGAACTTCTAATCATGTTCTCTTGTACGTCAGGAGTAAAGTCTTGTCTCTGTATAGTCTGACTCCTGAAAAGTGGTTGGTTAAGTTCAAACCCTTGACCATTAATATTATTCATCATACTCTCCTTTGTTTACTAAATCAAAGAATACTTGATCTTCTTCATTTAATTCAGTAGTTGTATTATTTATTGCTTTCTGTTGCTTAATTAATTGAGCTTCAATTTTTGCATCTTGAATAATAGCTCTAGCTTTATCTTCAATTTCAGCTATCATTTTAGAAGTTAGTAATCTATTCTTTTGTTTTGAAAGATAAGCTTTAAGCTTTGTATCGTTAAGTATTTTTTCTTCCTTCATAGCAGCTTGATCTACTACAGTCTGAATTTTTAGATTAGTTAATTCTTGTTGTCTTGCATTAGAATTTTGTCCCATCTTTTCTAATTCTTCTTTAAGAGAATCAACTTCAGCTTGAAGTCTCATAGCGGTATCCATTCTACGGATGATTTCTTTCTTATTACTAATAGGAGCTTTCTCTAATACACTTGTATTATCTACAGCACCAACATTATATAGTTCAAACATTAATCTTAACATAGCCATTTCGTACGTAGGAGAATAACTTCCTGGTATTACTGTTATATCATAGTTCATTACAGAAGTATCGTTAATAACCTCCATAAGGCTATCCATATAATCAGAATCTTCTGCTGCTTTTTCTAAAGTGTCTGCTATCTCTCCATCAGAAGCACCTCTTTGTTTCATAGCTTGAACAAATTGTTGAACACTTTGTTCGTTCTTCATATCCAAACCTTGTCTTTTATTCAATTCAATAGTTTCATATTTTTTTTCAGAGTCAGTTATTCTTAGAATAGATTCATCTTTAATATAACCTCTAACATATTGAATGGCAATAACAGCTAAATGCCTAACAGCATTATCTATATTTGCAGAGAAGTCTTTGAATGAATCCATTACAGATTCTTTTTTATCTAACAAGTATGAACTGTTCTGTTGAGAATTAGAATTGTTATATCCTAGAACTTCTGATGGCATTGTAGCCATTTCAAATTCCATCTTTGCATCTTGGTACATAGCAAAGAAAGCATTATTCAATGGTTGTCCTTGTACAATAATAGGAGCTTCAGCATTACCTGTAAGTAAACCTATTGCTCCAGGTGTTGCAAAGTTATCTTCAAATGCTGCTATATCCATATTAGGAATATCTGTTTCTCGAACAAGTACTTTAGGATTACTTAACATTTGAGCATTATAAAGAGTAACTCCAAAAGCTTTGTTAATAAACTTTTGTAATCCTTTTAGGAAATGTACTTCTCCTAGTTTATAAGGATTCTCTGTATCTTCTACATATAAAGGAATAATAGGAATCTCTGTAATCTCTGGTGGTAATTGTTCTATAAGTATATGTTCGTAACCAACAACTGTTTCTTTTTGAATTCTAACATTGATAGATCCGTCTTCGTTCCTTGTCCATATCTTACGATATAATTCATATATTTTAACATGTTGCTCATCGGATGAAAATATCTTTCCTAAAAAAGTACTCATAGAAGAATCAGTAGCCATATCAGAATAACTTTGAGGAGTCTCAAAAGTAAAGGAAGCTATTCCATACAGGGCTTGTGCTTTTGACACTGGAATATATTTATAGATACCTATTACACCTGCATCTCGAAACAAACTATCTTTACTGTGTGGAGGCACTAAGACATCCTCAAAAGTTAAAGGTAAGTATTTAACTATACCATTGCTATATATTACATGGAAATATCCAATGTTATCTATTGCTGCACGTTTAACAATCTTTTTGAATCCTTGTATTCCATCTGAATTTTGGAATACCCAATCAAGTATCTTATTACTAATACTAGATTTTACTTCATCTGATTTCCCTAGAGGAGTGAATAAAAATTTAGGTAAAGCTGACGCAAACATTCCTGTTATACCTCTTATAGCTTTTCTTATTTTATTTATAACATGAGGATATTGTCCTCTGTCAGCAATATCATTCATCTCTTCTTGTGTATATTGTCCACCAAAATAAAAGTTTCTATTCTCTTGTGATTGGAGAGTCCATTGTCTTCTTTCAGGAGTCTCATAACCCATGATCTCTCTGAAAACTTTTAAAGATTCAGTATTACTCATTTTCTTTAACTGCATTTAAACTCCTATAAAGCCATCCAGCTTTTCTTTTTCCTATGACCATCACTCTTATCCTTTGACCTTAGTTTAATTTCATGTATATATTTGTCAACATCATATTTTGGTGGAGCATAAGAGTTAAGATATGATAGGAATAATCCATCGATAGTATCATCGTGGTCTCTCTCGACATTAAAAGCATCTAGTTGCTTCTTTAATAGATCAATATTAGGACAACCTTCAAGATAAAAAACATTATTATTATTTATTAATGGTTCTAGTCCTACAAGATATTTATCATTCTTTGATTTCGATGACGTAAATTCTTTGATAGGGAAAGGCAAACACCTCTTATCGACCATCTTCTCTCGTAACCAATCTGCTAATGCTAATTGATAAGATTGTGTTTCTATGGTCACTATCTTTGGTCTAAACCTATCAGTAACTTTCATTACAGCTGGTATCTGATTAGCAGGAGAAAGTTTCTCTGCCACTATATCCAATATAACTACAGTCTTGTTAGGCATAATTCCTATTGTCATTATAATTGTATCATCATTATTCTTTTTAGTTCTACTAGCAGGATCAACTCCAGTGAATACATTAATAGGAATTTTTCTTCCATCTTTAACTAAGAAACTTATATGTTCATACCTTTGCCATACAGCTGCCAACCCTTTTACGTTATCACCATTGAATAAAACTTCTGAACTTGATGCTGGAATATGCCACCATTCTTGAAGTAATCCTGCAAGATCTCCCTGTGCTTTAGCAACTTCAACTGCTTTATTAATGTCACTCATACTATATCTAGCAGCCCATGTAGCTATCCCATCTTTCTCAACAGGATACTGGATATATCTACCTTCATTCCCATTAAAGAAACTATATTCTTTAGCTTTAGCTAACCAAGCATCTGTATGTACTATAGTACCAAAGAATTGAAAGATAGTGTTAGGTTCACCAGCTCTAGTTACAGTTCTATTAATCCAATGGGCTACTTTCTCTCTTTGATTTTTACTACTTATGTTATGTTCAGATTCAAAATCATCAAGTAGAAATTTTGTAGGTCTTTGGTTCTTATGTTTGATACCACGAATTCTACTAGTATAACCTTTACAGGTAATAAAAGTTCCGTTACTAAATTCAGTATCGTATTGAGACCATGTAGAACCTTCTCCTACACCATATAATTCTTGGAGTCCCTCATTATATAGAATCTCATCTTTAACTCCTTCAAGGTCATCTCCTGCTTGATCCTTTGATTCTGAGATCCAACAAGATACAGGTTCGTGTGCATAAACTATATCATGAACTCCCTTAATACCTTTACTAATCGTCGAATTATGAGTTAACATATAATCATTAGTAACATAAAGCCCATCTTCATTTTCAACACTAATACACCTTCCTAATCCACGATGAGAAAAAGATATATCTGTAATTGCTGAATAAGTTTTAGTATTACCTTTAAACCTTTCTGCTTTTCTTTTTAATTTAGCAGGAAAGATTTGTTCAGGAAGACGAATAAATAATTTGTAAGATACTTTATATTCACTGTCTTTGCTTGCTCTAGTTTTTTGAATAGATTTAGAAGCTGATCCACCTAATGATCTTACAAGGGTTGCAACTTGATCTATAAATAAAGATGGAGTAGCTGAGAATGAAATTTGATTTCCTCTCTTAGAAACAGTTCCATCTGTATCTATTAATCCTTGGAGCAAAGCTTCTCTTTGTTGAATAGAAGAAGTAAAATATTCTTCAGGAATATGTTTATTGTTTAATAAATTATTTATTCTTAATATTTTGTGAAGATCATTATATATTTGATATAAATACTTACCAGTTTTTTTAGCTGAACGATAAGGAATATAATCAAAGATTTCTGGATCAGCAGTAGTTATCCTTGCACTAGCAGAATGTCCGTCTCCTAACCAAACTCCTAAAGTATATGGATCGATAGGTAAATCTTTCTCATTAAAATTAATTGGAGCTACTCTTTTGATTGCATAATAACATTCACTATAATCTTTATTATATCTTTTGTCGTTGCGAAGTTTTTTGTAAGGAAAATTTATTAATTCTCTGGTAGATAATATTATTTTTTTATCTTTATAAAACCCTGCTCCTCCAGATATTCTCATCACTTCCCATTTATGATCAAGGTTACATAATGTTGTCTCTCCTGATCTTAAAGATAATCTATACAAATCCATATTTTGAATAGGATGAAGTTCAATAACTTTCTGAGCATTCCCATCACTTCCAATAACTAAATCTCCTACCGAAAGATCTCCAATAGTAGTCCATCCATTAGGTGTTAATACTTTTGAATCTAATGATTGAGCTTTTGCACCGCCTCTAAAGACTACTCCACAACCCCATTTATATTGTCTGGCTGTCATTTCGTCCATCATACTATATAAATCTTTATGAAAGGCTGGTATCTTATCAACGATATGATCCATCATTATCTTAGCAAATAAAGAAGTATCATACTTCATTGCATACCATAATGCATTTCTTTCTTCTGAGGACATAGATCTTAAATCTCTAGCTTTCATTTATGTGTATCCGAATAAATACCATCATATGATTTAGCATAGGGATCAGTCACTTGAGCTTTCCATTTATAATTAAAATTCTTATATGTTCCAACAAGTGTTAATGCATCTGGGTTAAAGATAGCTTCATAATGAATACCACCTTTATTGACATTAATAATTATATGAGTTTTAAAATTGTCTTCAATCCAAAACGTACCTATTTCAGTTCTGTCAGGACTAATAATTATACCATTGGATTGGAAAAATCCTATGTTCCATTCACCAAGTATTTTTTTATAATCTTCCACTTATTCCCCTATGAGTTCTGTTACCTTTGAAACAACATTTTTGATCTCATTAATGTTTGGCATATTCTCTCTTCTTTCAGTAGTGAGTAATCCTTGTCTTCTTTGGTCTTGAATAGTAAGGTTATTATAAGTATTACCTTTACCACCGCCCATCTCATTAGGTTCTAATTCTACACCAAGTATTCTAGCTAAGATTTTTATAGCTTTAATTTTTTCATTTCCTTTAACAGCAGCATTTTTTAAACTATCTATAATAAAATCTTGTCCCAATCCTCTTTCAACCATAGAATTTCCAAGCTTTTCCATAGTAAGCATCTTTACTCTAGGTGTCATAACTTCCATATCTTTTTGTCCTGAAACTATTAAATCTGACACTTTTCTCTCCCCAACTGTATAAGCTCTAATAAGATGGTGTTCTTCAGTTTGTTTAACTCCAGAATAAGAAGTGTAAGGATAGTGTATTTTAGCTTGATGTATATAATCATCTCTCCTAACAACACAAAGATATGTCCTAACAACTGTTGGACTGACACTAAAAATTCTTGAACACCAATTACTCCCATCATCAAACACATAATACTTTCCTTTATCATCTTTAGTTATAGCATGAGCATCGTAAACTTTCTGTTCTTCTGGTATATCCCAAACATGAGGAATCTCTATTAACTTTAAATTTTGTTTGTAGGTAACTTCTAATTGTATCATGATTGCACTGCATCTATCCATCCTTCTTGATGGATTTCTTTATTAACCATAACAATAGGTTCTGCAATAAAATCCTCTTCTAAATCTATTAATGATATAATTGCATTAACTGGAATAACAGTTATTACAACACCACTTACTTTATATTTTTGTTCAGTATGAGCCTTATAAAGAAGTACTTCTCCCTCATAATCTCCACTGTTAGCTATAGCAGTTCTAGCATTACCGCTTTCCTTATCTCCAAATGGAGTTAAGATAATATCACTCTTGTTTCGTAACTTAACAGGTACAATCTCTACATAATTTAAGTCACTAATCTTTTTTAATTTCATACAATCTCCTTATGATATTTATTTTTTCTTACATCAACATGTAAGAATGTTTTATGTTCAATAACTCCATATCTATCAGGATATTTTTTTATCAAATAAGTATATATCTCTTTAATATTAATATATACTTTTCTTCCAAAAGATACCCTCCATATCATAATATCAGCAGCTTTACTCTTTATATGTAACGAAGTAGGACTAGACCCCTGTATAGTAGCATTATATATTGCACATCTATTACCAGAATTAATAGTAATATAAACTTTATCATACACAATATCGAAATGTTTATGTAAGTCTTCTAATAAATCAACTAACTCTACATCAACAGTATCTTGATTACATAATCCACACTTACAAATAAACTCATCTCTTGAAAAATGTTTACTCAAGTCTCCCATTATTCATTCTCCTAATGTTTACCATATCTATTTTTACCACCAATCCTAACAGCATAATACATTTGGGTGTATATTCTTTTAATATTGAAGATAAGCTTTAATATATCTTTCATTATTAGATCAGAAACCTTTCTATCCTTGTACCCTATATAATAAAGATAGTCATGAACACACCCAGCTAAATCAAACTTAACACTGCGTGGAAAGAAAGTATAAGCTATTCTAGGGATTGATGCTAAATCTGTAACAAATCCTTTAGGGATAGTTATTACATCATTAGTTCTATCAATAGCAAATTTAAAATCTTCAACAACTTCCCACTTATCATGTCTAACATCTCCAATAAAATTTAATTTCAAAGAACCAAACTGCATCCAATCATAAAGTATTTCTTTAGATTCCATTTATCTCTCCACTTTCTTCAGATGTATTCAAAAATTGATGTAAGAATCTTGCAAAAGTATCAACAAACTTTTCATCTTTCTTTTTATCATCTTGCATTGCATTCAATATATGATGAACAACCTCATGTAAATAAACTTGTTCTATTTTATCTCTATTTATCTTCTTTCTATTAGATGTTTTCAGTTACAGTAATAGTTAAACTACAATCTCCGTTCCAATCTTCTCTTGGAGTAATCTCAAAATAACTCCATTTACCTTGATCACTATGATCATACAATTCTGCTACAGGTACATTGTATTCATAATTAAACACGAATGGGGTAGGGTAACCATTATTTATTTGATCACCATTACTATCAAACAATACCATTGTTGTTGCATTAAAAGCATCTGGAGATAATTCATAGGAACTATTCTGTGATATTTTTATTTTAAATTCTGCATCAATAGGAATACCATCATCTAACATTGGTTCTACTTTGAAATATAATTTATATGG